CCGAGAACGGCACTAAAACCTATATTGACCAAGACCTTTCAAAAGAGGTTCATCATATTGGTTCATTTGAATTCAAACATGAGCATACATTGATGTGCAGGGATGTAGAAAATGGCACTTGATACCTATAGTGGACTGAAGACAACGATTGCTGATTATTTGAATCGGGATGACCTGACTTCTATTATTCCTAGTTTTATAGCCCTGGCAGAAGCAAAATTTAATCGTAAATTGCGTGTTCGTCAGATGGTAAAACGTGCGACTGCCACTTTAGATACAGCGTTCTTTGCATTCCCATCAGACTTTGCTCAAGCCAAAGAGTTTCAGTTAAACACAAGCCCAATTACTTATCTTGAGTTTGTTACTGAAAAACAAGGTGATTTAGATCGTCAGAATAGCTACATTGCTTCTGGCAAACCTGTAAAGTACACAATTGTTGGAACACAAATAGAAGTGATCCCAACACCCGATGCTGAATATGTTGGTGAACTTACTTATTATGGTAAGATTACTGCGCTGAGTGATTCAAACACAAGCAACTGGCTCCTGGCTTATGCCCCAGACTTGTACTTATATGGTGCGTTGTTAGAAGCAACACCATATTTGAAAGACGATGAGCGTCTTGCTACATGGAGTCAGATGTATATCAACTCCTTGGGCGACATTGAGGTTGCAGATCAAAGGGCGTCTGTTTCTTCAACTCCTATTGTTCGAGCCCGTTCTTTGGGGTGATATATGGCTGGTTCATTTACAGACTATCTTGAGGACAAGATCCTCAAACACGTTTTCACTAATACTGCTTATACATCTCCAACGACTGTTTATGTTGGATTGTTTACTGCTGCCCCTACTGATACTGGTGGTGGAACAGAAGTTTCTGGTAGTGGATACGCACGAAAATCTGGATCATTTACAGTAAGTGGTACAGGAACTCTGGCAACCAATAGTGCCGCCATTGAGTTTGATGCTGCTACTGGCAGTTGGGGAACCATTGTTGCTATTGCTGTTTTTGATGCAATCACAACTGGCAATATGCTTGCTTGGGCAGATTTAACAACAAGCAAAGCAATTGCAACTGGTGATGTTTTGCGCATTCCTACTGGTGACCTTGACATTACATTGAGCTAATCATGGCACTAGTTCTTGCAGATCGTGTAAAGGAAACTACTACAACGACAGGAACGGGTACGCTTACTCTTGCTGGCGCTGCAACTGGCTTCCAATCATTTTCAGTAATTGGAAATGGCAATACAACTTATTACGCAATCAGTTCTAGTAGTGGTTCAGAATGGGAAGTTGGTATTGGAACATACACATCTTCTGGAACAACACTAACCAGAACGACAATACTTGCATCATCAAATAGTGGTTCTGCTGTTAATTTATCAGCAGGTACAAAAGATGTTTTTGTAACTTACCCAGCAGGTAAGTCTATAAATCTTGATGCCTCTAATAATTCTACTGCGCTTGGTACACCAGCATCTGTTACTTTAACTAATGCCACAGGTCTTCCTTTATCTACTGGTGTAACAGGTACTTTGCCAGTTGCTAATGGTGGTACTGGAGCATCTACTTTAGCAGCAGCCAGTATTGCCACATATACTGGTACTGAAACTCTTACTAACAAAACCATTGAAGCTGGTACATTTACTAATGGTTATACAGAAGAAACAGTAACTGCAAATACATCTACTGCATATACCATTAATTTAGCTAATGGGACAATACAAATTTTGACTCTTACTGGAAATTGTACATATACATTTCCAACGCCAGTTGCAGGAAAAAGTTTTATCTTGGTACAAAAACAAGATGGAACTGGTTCACGCACAGTTACATGGCCAGCTTCTGTTGTTTGGCCTAGTGCAACTGCTCCGACAATAACAGCTACCGCATCTAAAACTGACAAGTTTATTTTTACAGCAATTGATGGAACAAGCTGGCTTGGTAGTGTAGCTGGTCAGAACTATACTGCTTAAGTGATATTATGTTTTCAAGCAACAGTTCACAGGTTAGTTCATCAGCAACACCTAAAGTATTGGCGTTAGCTCAAAGTGGTACTCCATACATTGTTGCTTATTCTTGGGGAACAACTGGATTTTTGGGAACATATAGTAATCCTGCAACATTACCTGCTGGAAATGCTGTAGGAGTAGCTTTTAGTCCTGATAGTTCAGCAATAGCAGTAGCTCATTCATCAAATCCTTTAATTACGGCATATCCATGGACTTCTTCAGGATTTGGAAGTAAATATACAAATCCATCAACACTTCCTACAGGTAATGGAAGATATGTTAGTTTTAGTTCTGATGGGGCATATATAGCTGTAGCACATGAACAAAGTCCATTTTTGACTGTCTATCCATGGTCAAGCTCTGGATTTGGTGCGAAATATTCTGATCCTGCAACCCTGCCAACAGGTGATGGTCAAAGTGTAGCCTTTAGCCCAAATAATTCTGCGATAGCAGTAGCCCACTCTATTACGCCTTTTATTTCAGCTTATCCTTGGTCTGCTAGTGGATTTGGAACAAAATTTTCTAATCCAGCTACATTACCTACTGCTGGTGGAAATGGTGTATCTTTTAGTCCAGATGGAACAGCTATTGCAGTATCTCATTCTGCAACACCATATGTATCAGCGTACCCTTGGTCTGGAAGCGGATTTGGCACTAAGTATTCCAATCCTGCCACATTGCCAACAGATGGACAAGATGTGGCATTCAGTCCAAATGGTTCTGCAATAGCAGTCGCTGGTACATCATCTCCATATATACAAGCATACCCATGGTCAGGTTCGGGGTTTGGCACTAAGTACGCTAATCCAAGCACATTACCTGCGAGTTTTGGTAATGGCGTAGCTTTTAGTCCTGATAGTGCTGCAATAGCTGTCGCTCATTCGTCAGCGCCACATATTGCCGCCTACCCTTGGTCAAGCTCTGGATTTGGCACTAAATATGCCAACCCAACAGTATTACCTGGTGGAGCTACAGGAAATAACTGCGCATGGGGTACTGTTGGTAATAAAAAATATTCGCAATATTTAGCTGTAGCTCACGCTGCCACTCCATTTATTAGCGTATATCCTTGGAGTAGTGCAAAAGGTTTTGGGGTTAAGTTTTCTAATCCTGCCACATTGCCAACAGACTCAGGAACTGGTGTAGCTTTTACTCCTACTGGTTCTGCTGTAGCAATATCTCATGCTCTTACTTCAAGTGTTGCAATAACTGCATATCCATTGAGTACATCTGGATTTGGTACTAAATATAGTAATCCATCCACGATGCCAACAGGAAATGGAAATGGTGTGGCTTTTAGTCCTGATGGATCCGCTATTGCAGTTGCTCACAACATATCGCCACGGATTACTGCATATCCTTGGTCAAGTTCAGGATTTGGTACTAAATATTCAAATCCTTCTACGCTACCACCAGGTAACGCTTTTGGAGTTACTTTTAGTCCAAATAGTTCTAACATTGCTGTAGCTCACTCTACTAGCCCATTTATTACAGTATATCCATGGAGCAGTTCTGGTTTTGGTACTGCATATTCAGATCCTGCTACAGTTCCAACTCAAACTGGAAATAGTGTGGCTTTTAGTCCTAGTGGATCAGAAATAGCAGTAGCCCATAATCAATCACCATATGTTGCTGCATATCCTTGGTCTGGTAGCGGTTTTGGAAGTAAATATTCTGATCCTGCAACTTTGCCTATTGGTGATGCGTATGGCGTAGCATTTAGTCCTAGTGGTGCAGCCATAGCGGTTGCCCATACCACAACGCCTTATATAACAGTTTATCCTTGGTCTAGTTCTGGATTTGGCACTAAATATACAAACCCATCAACATTGCCAGCAGGTCAAGGATTTAGTGTGTCTTTTAATTCAGATAGCTCGTCAATAGTCGTAGGTCATAATAATACGCCTTACATTTCAGCTTATCCATGGTCTAGTTCTGGATTTGGTACTAAATACGCTAATGCATCTACTTTAGTAGGAAGCAATGGAACTGGTGTGGCTTTTGGACAAATTATTGTTTAACAATAAGAAAAATACATATGGAAAATTCAACTGAAATCAAATTACAAACTCGTGAAGAAATCTTGAAAGCATCTTTGGATGCTCGTGAACAAGAAGTCATGCATTATCAAATCAACATTGACAATTACATATTAGCTTTAGAAGAAATTAGCAAATTACCTTCTGATGAGCGTAATGAATTGTCTTCATTTGTTGACCAGTTAGATAGTCTGCTTACATCTGAAAAAATTGAGCAGAAAAAAGCCAAGATTATGTTATCAGTAATTAAACAACAAGTGAGTTAACTTATGTATGCACTAATTGAAAATGGAGTTGTTAAACAATATCCTTATGATTTTGCACAACTTAAGGCCTCCAATCCATTGACTAGCTTCCCATCACAAGCTACTGATTCAATGCTGGAGTCATTTGGTGTTGAGCGTGTGTTTTTTTCAACGCCACCAGAAATATCAGATACGCAAGTTTTAGTAGAAACTACGCCTATAGTTATAGATAATAGATGGACGCAAACTTGGTCTGTGCGTGATATGACTTCTGATGAAGTTGAATACCGAAATAATACTCAGGCTACACACGTTCGTACAATTCGTAACGCTAAACTTTCAGAAACAGATTGGACGCAAGTGGCTGATGCACCTGTTGACAAATCTGCATGGGCTATATATCGTCAATCATTGCGTGATATTACAACTCAATCAGGATTTCCTTGGGAAATTATTTGGCCTGATACGCCATAATTTAATTAGATATCATGGAAAATAAAATAACACTCACAGACGAACAACTAGAGCAACTAGTTGAAAAAGTCACAGAAAAAGTAATAGAAAATGTTTATATTTCTATTGGGAAAAGTATTGTTAAAAAGTTTTTTTGGATTGTTGGTGTAGGTACAGTTGCTTTATTTGCTTGGATGTCAACTAATGGACATTTGAAATAATGTTTGGAATAAGTGCATTCTCACAAACCCCTTTCTCCACACTAGGTGGTGGAGGGATTTTTGATGTTTCCGCAAATATTGAAAGCAATTCTTCTGTATCTTGCAATGCGATACTTGTTGCAAATACATCTGCATTAGTTGAATCTGAAACTTCTATTGCTGTTTCTGCAGTAAAAGTAATAGATGCATCGTCATCAATTTCTTCAGAAAGCCTAGTAACTTCTAGTGCTATAGTTTTTAAAGATGATTCAACAATTATTGCAGCTACAAGTTCAGTAACTGCTAACGCAGAAAAAATCGTTGCTGTTGCATCTGATATTGTTAGCGTAAGCTCTATAACTGCTAGTGCGCAATTAGTTTTATCTGTTTCAGCAACAGCAGCGTCTGCATCTTCAATAGATGCATCTGCCATATTAGTTAGAAATGTTGATTCTTTAATATCAACACAATCAAATTTACAGGCATCTGCTTCAGTAGTATTTACAAGTTCTGCTGAAATTACGCCTCAGTCTGTTGTTAGTTGTGGCACATCCAAGATTACAAATACAAGCGCATTTGTAATAGCAAATGCAACAATAATAGTATCAGCAGTATTAAAATGGCAAGATACCTCATTAATTTCTAAAAGCTGGACAGATGTTAATGATGTTTCAGAGTCATGGACAGAAATAAGTAATATTTCAGAAACATGGTCAACAGTTTCGGATCAATCAAGCATTTGGACTGATACAACAGATCAGTCTAAATCATGGACAGCAACAACACATTGAGGTAATTATGGCTGATACAACCACCACGAATTTAGGACTGACTAAACCAGAAGTAGGTGCTTCTAGTGACAGTTGGGGTACTAAGCTAAATACAGACTTAGACTCAATTGATGCTTTGTTTGATAGTGGTCCAGTACTGAAGATTGCTAAAGGCGGTACTGGCGCTAACTCTGTTGCAAACGCTCGGACATCATTGGCTGTGCCAGGTACTGCAGTTGATAATACCTATACTGGTAAACAAACATTTACTGGTTCAACAACTGCTGTTGGAACAAAGTTTGTAAATGCCTTGGAGAAAGTAACAGTCTCTGCAACAGCGGCTACTGGCACTATTAACTACTATGCGACAACTCAGTCTGTTTTGTATTACACAAGCAATGCATCAGCAAACTGGACAGTCAATCTTACTGGTGCAAGTACTCCAGTAACTTTAGATACATTATTGGCAACAGGTGAATCAATTACGCTTGTCCATATGGTAACTAATGGAAGTACTGCCTATTACAACAATGTAATTCAAGTAGATGGAACTGCAACTGGCGTATCTGTAAAGTGGATTAATGGTTCTACACCTACTAGTGGATCTGCAAGTGCAATTGATGCATACACATACACAGTAATTAAGACTGGTTCTGCCACTTTTACAGTATTGGCATCAAAATCTGTATACGCTTAATAATATGCCAATTACTACAACTTTTGCTTCTGCTTCATCAAGATCTTTTGGTGGAGGATTGAATAATGTAAATGCTGGTCAGCAAGCATTTACTACAGCAGGAACTCACTCATGGACAGCACCTGCAGGTGTTTATTCTGTATGCGCTGTTGTTGTTGGCGGTGGTGGTGGCGGTAGATTTGGTGGTCAAGGTGGTGCAGGTGGTGGTTTAGCATATGCTAATAACATTTCAGTTGTGCCTGGAACATCTTATGACGTTGTTGTTGGTGCAGCTGGAGCAGGATTTACTGGTGGTGATGGTGGAGCTTCTTATTTCATTAATACAAGTACTGTAAGAGCTACAGGTGGAAAAGGAGATGGCACCGCAGGTGGAACTGCAACAGCAGGTACTGGCGGTACTGGTGGAACATCATCTGGAACACATTGCGGTGGCGGTGGTGCTGGTGGTTATGCTGGAAATGGTGGCAATGGTGTAAATGATTCAGTTGGAACAGCTGGATCTGGCGGTGCAGGTGGTGGTGGATATTCTGGACCAGGTGGAGATAACTACATTCATTTTGGTGGTGGCGGTGTAGGAATATTAGGCCAAGGAACAAGTGGCGGTCAGTCTGATGTTGAAGGACCAGGAAAAGGTGGATCTGGTGGCACTAACGCTAATGGTGAAACTGGCGGTTTGTATGGTGGTGGCGGTTGTAATTTAGGAAATGGTGAAGTTGGCGCAGTAAGGATTATTTGGGGACGTAATAGAGCATTTCCTTCAACAAATACAGGAAATGTCTAAATGGCTAATCTTGGTCAACAACTTCAAACACCACCTATCCCGAAGCTAGGATCTTCTGGTCCTGTGTATTCATCTGAGTTGCAAAACCAAAACAATAACTTTTTAAACTTGTTTTTTATTAAGTTAGTTAATTCAATTAATTCTGCGTTTGGTATTCGTGGTGGAAAGTATCTGAATAATCCATACGGAGCGTTTCAAGATAGTACTGATCAGACTGCTGCCAATACAACTACTGCTTATGCTATAACATTTAATACTACAGATTTTGCTAATGGCGTAAGCATAGCAAGTTCATCAAGAATAACTGTTGCAGAAACAGGTATTTGGAATTGTCAGTTTTCTATCCAGTTTAAAAATACTACTAACGACACACAAGATGTGGATGTTTGGTTTAGAAAAAATGGAACAAACATTGATAACTCAAATAGTAGATTTGGTTTGGCAGCTAGAAAATCATCTGGTGATCCAAGCCATACGATTGCTGCAATTAATTTTTTTGCAAGTTTGACT